TGTACACCTGTACACTTGTAAGTAGTAACTTGTAAGTGGCAACAACTTGTAAGTGGCAACTTGTAAGCAGCAACCTTGAAAGTAGCAACCTGTAAGTAGCAACTTGTAAGTAGCAACTTGTAAGTAGCATGGAACGAGCAGCATCTGCGATCACACCAACCATAGTAGAGGGCCCTCTGGGCCCAACCAATCTTTCAATCAGTCTTGATTCAATCAGTCTGATTGTTCCCGAACAGTCCCAATTTGACTGTCTTGAGCAGATAGATCAAGAAATACACAAGGAGCTGATCAAAAAACAAGGACTCGAAAATGATATCAAGGTGCATCAACAAGGAATTGGAATTGAAATACATACTCTTGAAAAAGGGCGCAGACGCCTAAGAGAAAGCATACAACAATCGAAAAGGATCGTTGCAGCTGAATCATGTGTGCGCAGGCAAGAACACAGGAAACGAAAAGAGTGCAGGCGCCTGGTAAAGGTGTGTGTCCAAGCAATCGCAACCGCAGATCTGCGGCTTAAACTTGTTGAGGAGAGCATTCTGAAAGATATTGCCAAAGTGACACAGAGAGTGGAGGCACTTCAGCAAGAACGCGATGATTTCATTGCTTGCTATCCATATGCCCTCAAATCACCCAGATCCCCAAGAGAGAAACTCGAGCGGAGAGGAAGTGCGAGTGGATTTGTTAGCCTGTTGCGTGCCAGCAGTAGCAAAGCACCAACACCCAGGATGACCAGATCCTTGGCCGCCTCTCCCATGCGATCTAAGAGCATGGCCACCTTACCCATCTGAGTGAAAGCCTGCTATTCATCATTGGTCAGAGACCAACTCTATCTTTGGGTCCAAGAGCTGGAATTGCACTTTTTGCCACAAACTCTCTGCAGTTGCGGTTTGTACACATCTGACCTTCATCACGCTCCAGCGCTTCAAATGATGTACAACAGAACCATCATTGCACATTACATTCCCGTTTGATATGATGGAATACCGCTGCTCCAACAACCTTGGAACCAACCGGTATTTGAGAACACAGCGCCACCTCTCTGACCACAGTTCCATTGATGTTCCAGACCAATCAACCAGGATCATCTCTTCCTCCATGGGACCAGTCTCAGTCAGTTCTTGCACAATACGAAGGAGGTTGAATCTCCTCTCAGCTCGTTTGATGTTTCTGTTGCGCATGTTGATGTGGTTCAGGAGAGCGGGAAGATCAGGATCAAGAATATCATAAAACAGCATACGATGTACCACCATGTCTAGATAGCGTCGAATCGGAGATGTGAAATGCGTGTAATTGCATATTCCAAGAGCGGCATGGTCATTCGAGCCATCGGTTGGGAGCACATAATTAGCAGCTGAATAGTTGCGAATCCGTAGCATTTGTTGGAGAGCAGGCGTTAACTGACTCTGATCGCCCCTTGCGTCTTTTTCACCATTTTCTGTTGATCGGGATGGAAGGTGGAACGTCCTGATCGGAGCACCAGATCCAAACCTTTTTACCAACTCCTTGCCAACCTCATGGTTCGTCAGCACCATCCAGATCTCGACCAGTTTGTGAGAGTCGAGTGTGTCCTTGGCAAGTTTGGGCAAATATCTCTTCGCCAATTCCGTCGTGATTGAGAATAAGGACTGCATATCCAGATTGCTGACCATTTCTGTTCCGATGTCATCGTAGCATAGGTTCTGGCGATTCTGAATTATGCTCTTGACGAACTGTACCTCACGAATCTCATTCCCACTGACTGTGAACAGAACACTGTTTGTTCTCCGATCCTCACCGGCGAGAAGGGATGCACTTTGTGTGCTGATGGAGGGATGCAGCATGTCGATTCGGCCAACTGGGTCAGGGGCATAGACCGAACTTGCTCGTTGACGAGCGACAGCATCATGTTTGGACCCAGGCGGCAAGAATGCGGCTGGGTCAGCAATATGGATGCCAATTTCATAGGATCCATCACCATTGTCTTGAAGATGCATGGCATCATCAATATCCTCACATCCAACAGGATCAATGCTAAAGACGTATCGATCACGCAGATCCAATCGGACAGTATCATCAGTAGTAATCCCAGATACCTCAGTGGCGATCCTAACCCCAGTATCGTGGACACGCCCAGGAATGGTAGAACGAATCACGTTCTTGCTCACTGGTTGCGATGGTAAATCGAACCTGGTTAGAATCGCACCGATCTCAGCGCTCATGTCTCCAACTTTTCCGATATAGCTCTCGATGCGACCAGTTGGTTTTTTGCTGGTGGATGCCCATGTGTGGCGACGAATCACAACATACTGATTCTGAGTGCCCCTTTTCCTCTTGTCATATGGGACCAGGAAATTAGGATAATTGGGATTCAGCGTCTTCACCAGGTATAATGGCGTCCCTTTCTTGCTAACTCCATATGTGACCACCGAACGTGCCTGTATGATCCCCACGATCTGTGGATTGTGTTTCTCAATAATATCGCAGACCATGTTGTTCTCATCGAGAGAAACAATATCTCCAAGCATTGCACGATTTAGACTTTTCTCATTATCCAGGGAAATAGAGCCCCCTGACCTTGTTACCAATTCAGCGGTGAATGGAACCGAGTAGTTTACTTTTGATACCTTATATTTAAAACCTGAGTCTGAATCTCTCGAGGTATATGCAGAGAATCGGTGCATCCCTTTATATTCCCTTTATGTTTATTCGTTGATTAATAGGACCAACGAATAATTGGTTCAGTTTTTCTTGACTGAGATATGAAATCGATCAGTTGCTGATGATTTTCTTTTTGGCAACTGCTCGCTTCACAATTGACCTAGGTTGGGCCCGAACTGGTCTTTGCCCCTGAACTTGTTTGACTTGAATAGGCCTCTGCCCTTGCACTGGTCTGACCACCTGTACCGGTCTCTGTCCTTGCACTGGTCTCTGTCCTTGCACTGGTCTGACCACCTGTGCCGGTCTCTGTCCTTGCACTGGTCTCTGTCCTTGCACTGGTCTGACCACCTGTACCGGTCTCTGTCCTTGCACTGGTCTCTGTCCTTGCACTGGTCTGACCGCCTGTACCGGTCTCTGTCCTTGCACGACAGGTCTAGTTGATACTGGTCTCTGTCCTTGCACGACAGGTCTAGTTGATACTGGTCTTGGATCTTGCAATGGCCTCTGTCCTTGCACTGGTCTTGGTCCTTGCACTTGCCTTGGCCCAGCCTGAGTCGGCCTCTGTCCTTGCACAGGTCTAGGTTGTGTTGGTCTGGCCTGTACGGTGCGCTTGCCTTGTACTGGTCTCTGACCTTGCACAAGTCTAGGTTGAGTTGGTCTGGCCTGAACAGCGCACTTGCCTTGTACAGGTTGAGTTGGTCTGGTCTGTACAGTGCGCTTGCCTTGCACTGACACCGGTCTGGGTTGAGTTGGCTTGGTCTGAACAGCGCACTTGCCTTGCACTGACATAGGTCTAGGTTGAGTTGGTCTGGCCTGAACAGCGCATTTGCCTTGTACAGGTTGAGTTGGTCTGGTCTGTACAGTGCACTTGCCTTGTACAGGTTGAGTTGGTCCGGTCTGTATAGATATGGGTTGAACCTGTCTTTGTTGACTGACTCGGCTTACTACAGGGCCCACAGAACAAGGAGTAGCCACAGCGTTTTGATCAGCTGGTTTGGTTGGTGCAGATCCTGGATTCATGGCCTGTTCCACATTTGCACACATTTTTTCAATGTACAGTGCTTGTGGGTCAGACTCTGTATCATTATTGTTGGCTGTTTTGTGGGCAGTGGTCCCACTCTTTTTCTCATCTGATAGAACCTGAGTTGCCTGCTCATACAGGGATTGTTGGCGCTCAGTCGTGGCCTTTTCCTTGCGAATGTCCTCCTGGCGTGAATAAATCTTATACATAGTGGATTTCAGGTTGTGTTCCACACTCAGTCTCGACTGATCGATTAGCTCCTTGCTGGCAGATGAATTGGCTTCAATCCAGTCCATGGTGTTGATGACATATTGGTTGACTGAGCTGATCTCCTCATCTGACAGGTGGACATTGATCTCTGGGTTGTTGATCGTTTTCTGAACATTCCCTAAGTATTTCTCGAAGCTGTTCATAGCAGTAAGTGCCTCCTTGCGAAGAGCATCGGCGGCAGCATATTGCTCAGCATCATCAACCATTTGGTTGATCTCCTCTTGAGTCAGGCGACCGCTATCACGTGAGATTTGAACATGCGCTGCGCGACCTGTGCTGAGTTCGACTGCACTGACATTCAAGATACCATTAACATCAATGTCGAATTTGACCTCGATCTTGGGTACTCCTCGTGGGAGGATGGGAATATCGCCCAGTTCGAATGTACCCAGTTCGTTATTGTGCTCTGTGAAGTTGCGTTCTCCCTCGAAAATCTTGACCAATACACTTTCTTGATTGTCTTCTACTGTCGAAAAGACCTTGCACTTCTCAATTGGTACATTGGTGTTACGATCTATGATCTTGGCCATCTGCCCACCAGTCGTCTCAATTCCAAGGGACAGTGGAATGACATCGAGCAGCAGGAGGTCTTTCGTTTTGCCACTGCTGTCAGATTTGCTCAAAATCGCTCCCTGAACAGCAGCACCATGTGCGACTGCCTCGTCCGGATTAACGCTCTTATTAAGAGTTTTCCCACCCAGAAATTCAGACAGCATTTGCTGGACTACAGGGATACGAGTCGATCCTCCTATTAGAACAGCTTCATCCACCTCATCGATTGACAATTCCGCATCCTTGAGCACGTGTTTCACTGGATCCATGCACTGAGCCAATAGCTCTGCGCTCAGAGTCTCGAACTTGGTGCGAGTAATCTTGACAACAAAATCAATGCCCTCCCAGAAGCTGTCTATCTCAATATGTGTCATTTGTGCTTGACTCAGACTTCGCTTGGCCTTTTCACATGCAGTTTTCGCCTTGCGCATCGCCTTGCAGTCATCACTTGGATCACCTCGCTCACCCTTAACAGCGGCTGGGTGTTTTTTCCTGAACTGCTCCATCACCCAGTCTACGAGCACCTTATCAAAATCCTCACCACCCAAATGGGTATTACCATGAGTTGCAAGCACTTGGAAAATACCACCTGTCAATGATAGGAGACTGACATCGAGTGTACCTCCACCTAGGTCATATATGAGGATGTTTCCCTCGTTCAGCCTTTCCAAACCATAGCATAGACAGGCGGCAGTAGGCTCATTGATAATGCGCATGCAGTCCAGCCCAGCAATCGTTGCTGCATCCTGAGTCGCTTTGCGTTGATAATCATTAAAATATGCAGGAACAGTGATGACCGCCTTCTTGACCTTCTTCCCCAGATAGGCTTCAGCGACCGACCTCATCTTGCCCAGAACCATCGCGGAAACTTGTTCTGGTTTGTATTTGCGCTCTTGTCCTTTGTATTCAACCTTGATAAGTGGTAGATCATTCATATCTGGCTCTACCTCGAATGGGAATAGGTCAAGATCATCTTGGATCTCTTCTTCAGAGTAGTGCCTGCCAATGATTCGCTTGACATCAAATAGAGTATTCTTAGCGTTGAACGTCGCCTGACTCTTGGCGGCCTCCCCAAGCAGGCGCTCATCATCCGTGAATGCAACCCAACTGGGAGTTGTTCTGTTGCCCAGATCATTTGATATAATTTCAACACGGTCATTAATCCAAACACCCACACAGCTGTAAGTAGTGCCCAGATCGATCCCAATACAACCATCATATTCCTCATCAGATTCTGTGGTCACATTAGGCTCCCCACTTGTATCGACACCAGTGCACACAGACTCAGGTACGACAGTATCTTCGGTTGCATCCTTGGATTTGAGGGTGATTTGAACTGGTGTTTTACTCATTATTAATATAAAAGTCTTATAGGTGGATACCTCTATATCCTTCAGTGAGTAATTGTGAGGTTCATATCAACGCCATGATTGGGATGATACGGCATAGAGAAATCCCAATAAATTGGAATATGAATTATTATGTCGTTTACTGACAACCAGTTGCGGGCATGGATCGCCCATCCACACAAGGACCCCCGCAGTGGGAGAAAGATCAATACAACTGCAAAGAATGGCATATACGCAAAATTACAAAGAGCAGCATATGCTCGCGGTTTATTTAATAAGGCAGGGGTGTCAACAACTGGGTCCCAGTCCGGACATGCAATTCGAGTGCCCGTGATCAACCCGACAATTCCGGTTCCCACTGTTAAACCCACTATTCCGGTTCCCATGGTTAAACCTGTGGTTCAGCATGTGGTTAAACCGCCCATGGCTAAACCTATGGTTCAGCCCACAATTCCAGTTCCCAAGCCTATGGTTCAGCCCACAATTCCAGTTCCCAAGCCTATGGTTCAGCCCACAATTCCAGTTCCCAAGCCTATGGTTCAGCCCACAATTCCA